GGTAGAAAGTGCTACGGAATGGAACTGGACCCTAAATACTGCGATGTAATAGTAAACCGCTGGCAAGAGTATGCAGGCAAACAAGCAACACACGCAGACACAGGCGCAGAGTTTAATAGTATGCAAACAAAAGAGATACACAATGCAAGAGCTTAAAGACAAAGGCGGTAGACCATATACTGAAATTGATTGGGTGCAAGTTGAGAAGCTATGCGGTATCCATTGCACGGGTGAAGAGATAGCCAATATCTTAGGTTTTAGTTATGACACACTTGAACGAGCAGTTAAGCGTGAATATAATACGCCTTGTGCGGAGTGGATCAAGCAAAAAGGAGCTTCTGGCAGGGCGAGCTTGCGAAGAGTGCAGTATTCACAGGCAATGGGCGGCAACACTACTATGCTAGTGTGGCTTGGCAAGAATTGGCTAGGTCAGACTGATAAGCAAGAAGTTACAGCTAAAATATCAGAGATAACAGAGTTTGAAGTAGTTGAAGATCAGAGCTAAAGCTACAAAGCCTCAAACGGAGCTAGTTAATTCAACAGCTCCTTTCCCTGCAATGGTCGCAGGATACGGGGCAGGTAAATCACACGCTCTAATACTGCGCACAATGAAGTTGATATTCGGCAACGGTGGAAACATTGCTTATTACTTGCCAACTTATGACCTGATTAAAACAATCGCATATCCTCGCTTTATCGAAGTACTAGACAATCTGAAAGTGGCGTATAAATTAAATAAGTCAGACCATATTTTAGAAGTTAATAATAAGCAGATTATATTCAGAACTTTAGACAACCCAGATCGCATAGTGGGCTACGAAGTAACTGATTCAATGGTTGACGAGCTAGATACCCTGCCAATCAATAAAGCAAGAGAGTGCTGGGTTAAAATCATAGCGAGAAATAGACAAAAGAAAGCTGGTCAGAATACAGTAGCGGTTGGAACTACACCAGAGGGGTTTAGGTTTGTGTATGAGCAGTGGGGCAAGAACCCAACTGAAAGTTATCAAATAATTAAAGCTCCAACATATTCCAATCCACACCTACCAGAAAATTACATTGATCTACTGCGAGAGACATACCCTCCTCAACTGCTAGAGGCGTATATAGAGGGGGAGTTTGTTAATCTAACCAGCGGTAGCGTATATCCTGACTATGACAGAGAGCTGAACGGTACAGATGCAACTATTCAAAAGGGAGAACCACTGCATATAGGAATGGACTTCAATGTGAATAATGGTGCGGCAGTAGTGCATATACAAAGATCACCTCTAGCACTAGCAGTTGATGAGTTAACAGGTGTGAGAGATACGCCATCAATGATTAAAATACTGCAAGAAAAGTACACAGGTCACACTATAATAATCTACCCTGACGCATCAGGTGGTGCAACTAAATCAGTCAACGCCTCTATTTCAGATTTAAGATTATTAAAGGATGCAGGGTTTACTATTGATGCGCCTAAAAAGAACCCGTTTGTTAAAGATCGAGTAGCGGCTTTTAACAGATTGATTTGCAATCCTGCGGGAGATAGGTATTATAGAGTTAATACAGATAAATGCCCTAACTTAGCAGTATCACTAGAACAGCAGGTTTATGATAAAAATGGAGTGCCAGATAAAGAATCTGGGCTAGATCATATTGTAGATGGAGCTGGTTATTATGTAAGCAAGCGTTATCCTATCAAATTCAAGAAAGCAATCAACCAACCAAAGAGGTGGAGTTAATGAATAAAGAAGAGATTTTAAAAGTACATACCTTATATGATAATAATAAAAGTCAATGGCAGTATTATTTAGATAGCTATATGGGAGGGGCGCAATATAAGACAGGTAAATATCTAACGCAATACTTAGCAGAGACAGATGACGAATATAATGCTCGCATCAAATCCACACCCTGCGATAATCATTGTAAAAATATTGTTCAGATATATAACTCTTTTATTTGGAGAACACCGCCCCAGCGTGAGCTAGTAGATGCTCCCGAAGTTGAGAGCTTTATCAGGGATGCAGGGCTAGACGGGCAATCACTAAATCAGGTATTGAGAGATGCGACAGTTTGGAGTAGCGTATTCGGACATTGCTGGGTGATGATTGATAAGCCTCTGGTTGAGGTTGAGACTAGAGCTGAAGAGATGGATTTAGAGATTAGACCATATTTAACAGTTATCACGCCTAATAATATTTTAGATTGGCGTTTTGAGAGAACAGTCAATGGCAGATATATGCTGACATACTTGAAAGTAATGGAAGATGCCGAGACTGTTAGAGTGTGGACTAGAGAGGAGATTAATGTATACAAGATTGACGGAAAAGAGGCTAAACTATCGTCATCAATAAGTAACAATCTAAAAGAGATTCCACTTGTGCCGCTTTATTCAAACAGAGGGTTACAGCGTGGAGTGGGTATTTCAGACATTACAGATGTTGCGGATTACCAGAAAGCCATCTATTCAGAGTTGAGTGAGATCGAGCAGTTAATTAGAATATCCAACCATCCGACATTAGTTAAGACAGCGAGTGCAGATGCAAGTGCAGGAGCTGGTGGAGTAATTGATATTGATGATGATAGTGATGGAGGGTTAAAACCTTACTTGTTACAACCAAATGCGGCAAGCTTATCAGGCGTAATGCAGTCAATATCCGAAAAGGTAGAAGCTATTAATCGCATAACTCATATGGGATCAGTAAGAGCTACGGAGAAGCAAGCGAAGAGTGGTGTTGCACTGCAAACAGAGTTTCAACTGTTAAATACTAAGCTATCCGAGAAAGCAAGCGCACTAGAAAACCTAGAGGAGCAGATATGGAGACTCTTTTACAAGATGCAGGGATATAACGATAAAGCAATCATTAAATATCCTGATAGCTTCGATATACGGGACAATTCAGCCGACCTATTACATCTACAGCAAGTCAAGGCAAGTGGGATCAATTCAGAATCGCTTAGCAAGATCATTGATAAGCAAATTGCACAAATGGTAGTTGAGGAGCAAGAGCAACGCCAGGTATTTGAAGAGATAGATGCTGGGGTATCATTTGAAGCCGAGTAAAGCTACTGTAAAGGCTCTGGAGCGCAATAGAGAAAAGAACCTTGATAGCGTAGAGCTTCATAGCGATAGATTGCTAGAGGACGCTCTACTCGCTGTAGAGGGTGACTTAGCTAACGCAGTAAATAAGTTACCGACCAGATCAGGCAAGCTCTATGACCAGATGGCAGCCATCAAGATAAAGCCAGCACTCAAAAACATAATGAACGCTGGATTTATGGGCGAGATGAAAAAGATAGTAGATGGATATGGAGTGATGACTGTAGTCACCAGATCAATGCTGGAGAAGTTAGGCTATAATCCTTTATTTGATGATGCAGACAAGACCACAATCAAGGCGTTAAAATTACAATCTTATCAAGGCTTTGAAGATATAGCTAATGCAACATTAAGCAGATTAAATAAAGAAATATTTGATGCAAGCATAACCAACAGAAGCATTATAGATATGACTGACAGTATTAGGCGTGAGATAAACGGCATATACAGACAAGGTTTTAGTGATGATGCGGACAGTCTATTAGAGTTTATAGCTAACAATAGAGATGATCCTGCACAAGAGGAAAGAGTAGCGAGAGCAATAGAGGAGTTGCATAAGGTTCACGCTAAGGATGTAATCGGTCGCAATATGAGGCGATACGCAGGGCAGATGGCTCACGATGGCTTGATGCAGTTTGATTCAGCATATAATAAGCTTAAAGCAGATGAAGTGGGATTAAATCACTACAGATACACAGGCACTAGCGTTAGAGATAGCAGAGAGTGGTGCGTTAGTCATTTGAATAGAATTATGAGCGAGGAAGAGATTATTAATGAATGGAGCAATAATAGCTGGGGTGGTAAAGCAACAGGCGATCCATTTATTGTAAGAGGCGGATATAACTGTAGGCATCATTGGCAACCAGTTGATCCAGAGTGGTTTAATGATTCGGAGATAGATAATGACTGACGAAAATCAGGAGTCAACAGAGACTGAAAAACAGGAAGAGAAGACATATACACAAGCGCAGATTGATAAAGCAGTATCAGAGCGGCTAACGAGAGAGCGGAAAAAGTACGACAAGAAATATGCTGGCGTAGATATGGAAGCATATAACGAATGGCAGAACGATAAAGAGCAAGCAGAGATTGAAGCGCAAAAGAAGCGAGGAGAATTTGACAAGATAATAAAAGATCAAGCCGAACAGAAAGATGCAGAGATAACGAGACTAAAAACTCAAATATCAACTACGCAGATTGACGGCTCTATTTTGAGTGAGGCGGCAAGAAGCAACGCTATAGCACCAGATCAAGTTGTATCATTACTAAAAACTAAAGTTAGATTGGATGAAAATAATTTAGCTGAAGTGCTTGACAGTGAAAGTAATGTTCGTTACAGTAGTGGTGGTGACAAATATAAAGTATCAGAGATGGTACAAGAGTTCCTAACTGCGAACCCTCATTTTGTAA